CCCGCGAAACCGCAGTCTCCCGGGCGCCACGGCGCAAAAGAAAGAGCTGATGTATAATTCCACCAATTTCGATTACTACCCGAACGGCTTGTCGGTGACGGTGGCCCCGGCTTCCGAGCCGGTCACCGCCGCCCAGGCGAAGCTTCAGGCTAAAGTGGATTATTCCACCGAGGACAGCCTGATCGCTATATACATCCAAGCGGCGCGGGAGTTGGTGGAAAAAAAGATGGGCATAGCACTGTTGCCGCAGACGATACAGGAGAAGCATTCGGCGTGGCCCCTGGCTACGAGGCTTAACCCTTACCGGGCAATCCGCCTGCACAGGTATCCCCTCCGGGCAGTGTCCAGCGTGGGCTACCTGGACGAAAACGGGGACGCGCAGGTGCTGGACAGCAGCGCCTATGTCGTTTCCGGCACGTCGTACCCGCCGATGGTCGCCCCGGCCAACGGGCAGGAATGGCCGGACGTGCTGGAGCAGGTTGGCGCCATAACGATAACCTATACGGCTGGCTATGACGACGCGGACAGCGTGCCGGCGGACATCCGGCAGGCTATCCTGCTGATCGTCGCTGACTGGTTCGACAACCGGGAAAACGCCGTGCATGAAAGGATGACTGCCGCTGACGCCATATTGTTGAACCGCCGAGGATTCCATTTCTGATGGCATACCAGAAAAACGAGCGAATCGGCCGGATGCGGCACCAGATACAGTACATGAAACCGCTGGTAGGGCGGGGCGATTTTGGCCAGGAACTGCGCACCTGGATAACCTCCAGCCCGGTTTTCGCCAACATCGAATACCTGGAGGCCGGGAGCGGCGAGGAGGAGATAGCCAGCAGGAAGCAGGCTGTGACGACAGCCAGGATAACTACCCGATACCGCTCTACGGTATACCCGAAGATGCGGATTAAGGCCGACAGCCAGGAGTTCGCCATCCTGTCCGTTTTGCCGGACAGCAAGCGGCAATACATGGTTGTCGAGGCAGTGATCGACGGCCCTCGCCAGCAGACATACGTCACGCCGGAGGGCGCAGACTGGATAGACGAACAAGGGCAGCCCTGGGTTTTCGCTTTTGCCGGCGACGAAAAAACGGCGGCGGCGGAAGAGGAAACGTACACCGACAGCGCCGGGGTAGAATACAGCATTCCAAACGACCCGGACTACCAGGACGAAGACGGCAATCCGGGGGCGGCACACGAGGCAGGCGACGAAAAAACAGAAGGCTCCGGCCTGGACGAATGGACGGACGGGCAGGGCATAACATGGAACCCAGCATAATATGGCAACAGGGCAAGGGCTAAGGGACGCGCAGGCGCTAAGCTTGGAAGTGGACGACGTGATGAGGCGGCTGGACGCAGTGGCAAAAGCGATTGCCGACCCGGCCCAGCGCCGGCGCATCGTCAGGCGACACGCCGCAATCGTAGTGCAGGCTGCCCAGTTGCGCGCCCCAAAGGGAAAAAAGGCGCACTTCCAGTACTTTACCGCTGGCGTAAAGCTGGCAAAATCAGTGCGGACGACGCGGGGGGCGGGATTGAAGCGGGCAAAGTATGACCCTGGCAACCTCCGGGGTTCCATACAGGTTTTGCCGCTCCGGAAAAGCCCGGACGCCATAATCGGGCCGCGAGTGCTGAAGGGCGCAAAAGAGGGGGATATTTTCGGCCCTATCTCCGGGAGGTACAACGCATATTATGCCCAGATGGTATACGGCAGCGCAAAGGCGTTCCGGGACCGGGTGATGGTGCCTGCCCTTGTTTCGGTGCAGGCGCAGCTAATCAAAAACATAGGCGCTTCCGCCCTTCGGGTTATCCAAGCAGAGGCGCGCAAAAGGAAACTGGCATAATGGACGCGGGCAAACTGGTATACAGCATACTGGCGAACGACGCAACGCTGACGGCCATCGTCAATACGCGGATATATCCTGGCTTTGTGCCGCAGGACACGCAGTTTCCGGCGATAACCTACGCCTTTGACAGCCAGTTTCCGACAAAATCCAAGGACGGCGACGCCGGCCTGGACGTGCTGGACATGAGCCTGGTCATCTACCACGAAAACTACGAGCAGGCGCAGGCAGCCGCCGAGCGGTGCCGGGCCTTGCTGAACTACTACAGCGGCACCGCGCAAGGGGTGACGGTAGACAAAATAACGATGGAAAACCAGGCAGACAACAGCTATGTGTCGCAATACGAGTTCGTAGTGCTAACGCAGAGCTACAAAATAAGGCTAAGGCGATGAAAGTAACGATCCTAAAGGAATACGACGGCGAGTTTGGCCGGTACAAGGAAGGGCATATCTGCGAAGTGTCGCGGAAAATCGGCAAATCGCTGATCCGGCAAGGGTACGCGGCGGAAAACGAGGGCGGCGTTACCAACCAGGACAGGTACGTGGTCGAGAACCGCCCCCCTGACCAGCCGCAGGTCATTATCATGCCTTACCCGGTGAAAGAAGAAGAAGAGTAACATTATGAAACACCCTGCTTAGCAGGCGGGGATAAAGCTATGAAATTATGGCACAGACCGCAGGCGCCATCAATGGCACCAACCTTCGGCTATACATCGGCGGCAACCCGGTCGCGTATGCTGTCACGTGCAGCCTGTCGATGACAAGGAACTTTTTGGAGACAATCCACAAGGACAACCCCGGCTCCGGCTGGGCAGAGTCCACCCCCGGCAGCGCTTCGGCGACGCTGACCACCGACGGCCTTTTCAACGAGGACGGCGCCAACAACGCGCCGGCCGACCTGTTCGCGGCTTTTTCCGCTAAGACGCAGGTTGCCTGGATGTTTTCCAACGAGAATGCCGGGGATACCAGGTACTACGGCAACGGGTATATCTCCAACCTGGAATATAGCGCCACGGTGGAAGAAAACTCCACCTACTCCGTAACAATCAACGTCACCGGACAGGTGCAGTCCGTAACGATCACGTAACCGCCGCTCCGACGGCAAAAAAGCACGCGAAATGTACCAAACTATAGAAATAGGGGACGTTGAATACCCCATCCACTTCGGCTCTTTAGCGCTGTTCCAATACTGTAGAAAGCACGACATCCCCAAACTGGGCGACCTGCTCACCAAGCTTATCAAATCTATCCCCCGCCGGGCGGACGGCACGGCGATAACCGACGAAAGCCAGGCCGGCGAAATCTCGCAGTTCGAGTTCCAGTTTTCCCTGGAAGAGATCGTTAGCATGTTGCGCTTTGCGGTCAATTCCGGCTACCGGAAAGCCGGGATGCCGGAAAAAGCCATCAGCGAGGAAGAAGCCTTTGACCTGTTCGACGAAAAGCCGGGCCTGGCGATGGAGGTGTTCAACCTTTTTGCGCAGAGCGTAATGTCTACGTTCACGCCCGAGGAAAAAAAAATGAACAGAAAGAAGAAAGCGGCGCTGCCGTCCTGACCTTCGACCAGTTGCAGTACATAGCCTGCGGGCAGGCAGGGATGCTGGAAAGCGAGTTCTGGCAGGCTGAAATCCGGGAAATATTCAACCGGATCAACGGCTTCTATGCTGCCGAAAAAGCGAGGATGCAGGGAAGCGCGGAACTGACCCGGATGCAGACCGCCGTTATTGTCCAGATGGCAGCCCGGAAAGGCCGGCGCATTAAGCCTACCGACATCTGGCAGTTTCCTTGGGACAGCAAAAGTAGCAAGAGCGGCGGCATCAGGATAATGACCCCGGCGGAGCGGATCGACCCCAAGGCCGACGCTTTCATCCGAAGGCTGCAAAAACAAAAATAGAACAGAATGGCGCAAAGCGACTTGAACGTAAGGCTGGGCCTGGAACTTCGAAACTTAGAAAGGGGCCTGAAGCAGGCAGAGCGCGCCTTGCGCCGCACTGCCCAGTCTTTGCAGTCGCTAGGGTCCGACATATCCGTCGCCGTCACCACTCCTATATTAGCAGCCGGGGGCGCTTCGCTGAAAGCCGCCGCCGAGTTCGAGCAGCTCCGGAACGCCCTGATCGCCGTGGCCGGCGATGCCGACATAGCAGAGGAACAACTGGGCCGGCTGCGCAAGATCGCCGAAGCGCCGGGCGTGGGCTTCGAGCAGGCCGTCAAAGCGTCCCTACAGCTCCAGGGGCTGGGCTTTTCCGCAGAGCAGGCAGAGAACGCCATTACGCAGGTAGCCAACGCCGTGGCGGCGTCCGGGGGCGGGGCAGAAGCCTTTTCTGGCGTGGTGCGCCAGCTGGGG